TGGCGAAGCCGCTTTGTTTTAATCCCCTTAGCCGAAATATTTCAGCAAAAAAATTTAAGCAAAATTATGCAAGAAAGGATAGCAAATGAGAAGACTGTTAATTGACGGTGACATATTAATTTATCAAATAGCTACACAAAAAGAAGAAGCTATAAATTGGGGGGATGATTTTTGGACTCTACATTGTGATGTAAAAAAATGCAAAGTTGAAGTAGATAAAAAAATAGAAGAACTGCTAACAAATTTAAATGCAAAAAAATATATTGTTGCTTTAACTGATAAACATAATTTTCGTAAAGATGTTTTACCTAGTTATAAAGCAAACCGTAAATCAAAAAGAAAACCTATGGTATTAGGCGAGCTTCGTGACTACGTTTTAAAAAAACACAACGCAGTTATTTATCCTAATTTAGAGGCCGATGACGTTCTTGGTATTCTTGCAACTAAACCTAGTAAAGAAGAACAAGTTATTGTTTCAATTGATAAGGACCTCAAACAAATCCCTACTTTAGTTTCTACAGATGGGCAAACAACCCAGTTGGTAACTAAACAAGAGGCAGATTATTGGTTCATGACACAAGTATTAGCGGGCGACTCTACAGATGGATTTACAGGAGTTCCCAAGATAGGTGTCAAAACTGCTGAAAAAATACTGGGTCCTAATAATGTTCCCTTATTAGATATGTGGCACAGAGTTTTAAACACATATTTAAAGGCAGGCTTTACAAAAAATGAAGCACTACAACAAGCAAGGTGTGCGCGCATACTTAGACACAAAGAATACAATTTAAATAAAGGACAGATAAAATTATGGACGATGTAAAAACACCACCACATTATACACAATGGGATATTGAACCGATTGAATTTATTATGAAGAATACAATACCTTATGCAGAGGCCAATGTTATTAAGTATATCTGTAGGTATAAGAAAAAAGGAGGTGTTGTTGACCTTAAGAAAGCTAAACAATACATAGACATTTTAATAGAGCATGAGTATGGGAAGGAGCATCCTATTGATTGATTATAGTAGAGATGATTTATTAACAGATTTTGGAAAGACTACATTAAAAGATAGATATTTGTTACCTGAAGAAACGTCCCCACAAGAAGGTTTTATGCGAGCTGCTAAAGCTTTCTCTGACTCTGAGGAAATGGCTCAAAGAATTTATAACTATGCTAGTAAATTGTGGTTTATGTTTGCCACTCCTATTTTAACAAATGGTGGAACTAATCGAGGTATGCCAATTTCTTGTTTTTTAAATTATGTTCCTGATAGTCGAAAAGGATTAACAAATCATTATACAGAAAATGCATGGCTTGCTTCTGTCGGTGGAGGCATTGGTGGATATTGGGGTGATGTAAGGTCAGACGGTACGTCAACTTCAGGAGGCTCCCAAAGCTCAGGAAGTATTCCTTTTTTACACGTAGTGGACTCTGAAATGTTAGCCTTTAGTCAAGGCAAAACAAGACGTGGAAGTTATGCCGCTTACACAGATGTTACTCACCCTGAAATTGTAGAATTTTTAGAAATGAGAAAACCTACAGGCGGAGATATTCATAGAAAAAATCTTAACCTACATCATGGTATTAATATTACTGATGATTTTATGAAACTAATTGAGCGTTGTATAAAGGAGCCTACTTATGATGACTCATGGAATTTAATAGACCCTCATACAAAACAAGTAGTTAGAAGTATTTCAGCTAGAGGGTTGTGGCAAAAAATATTAGAAACAAGAGTTGCTACGGGTGAACCTTACATATCTTTTATTGATACAGTTAATAATGGCTTACCACAATCACAGAAAGATTTAGGATTAAAAGTACATCATTCTAATTTATGCACAGAAATTACTTTACCAACTGATGAAAATAGAACAGCCGTATGTTGCCTTTCTTCAGTTAATTTAGAAAAGTATGAAGAGTGGAAACATGACACTTTATTTATAGCGGACCTTATTAGATTTTTAGATAACGTGTTAACTTTTTTTATAGAAGAAGCACCTGATGAATTAGGAAGAGCAAAATATTCTGCTTTAAATGAAAGAAGTATTGGCTTGGGACTTATGGGATTTCATTCTTATTTACAATCTCAGAATATTCCCTTTGAAAGTTCGCTAGCTAAGGATGCAAACATATCAATATTTAAAAATATCAAAGAACAAGCCGTAGCTGAGTCTGAACGCTTGGCTATAAAAAGAGGTGAAGCTCCTGACATGGAAGGAACAGGCAGGCGTAATGCTCATTTACTTGCTGTGGCCCCAAACGCTACAAGCAGTATTATATGTGGTACTACCTCCCCTTCTATTGAACCTTACAGAGCAAATGCTTATGTGCAAAAAACTATGTCAGGTTCTTTTTTAGTTAAAAACAAACATTTAGAAAAATTATTAATTGAGAAAGGAATTAACAATGATGATATATGGAAACGCATTGTCGCTAAGAGGGGTTCGGTTGCTCATCTTGAAGGCTTATCGAAATATGAAAAAGCTGTTTTCAAAACTGCTATTGAGATAGACCAACAATGGGTGATTGACCATGCTGCGGATAGACAAGAATTTATTTGCCAAGGTCAATCAACAAATATTTTTGTTCCTGCAGATGTAGATATAAAAGAATTACATAATTTACATATGGAAGCTTGGAGCAAAAAACTTAAAACACTTTATTATTGCAGAAGCGAGGCTATTAAAAGAGCTGAAATTATTTCTGACAAAATAGAGAGAACAATTATTAAAGACGCTGACGCTTCGTGTGATATTAATGAACCTGAAGAATGTTTAGCCTGTCAAGCATAAGGAGTATCTATGCCATTATTTAAAGAACGAGTGGTCTACAAGCCATTTGAATATGATTGGGCCTTTCAAGCCTATGACGAACAACAAAAAATGCACTGGTTACCCAGTGAGGTATCTTTATCTGAGGATGTAAGAGATTGGAATGAGAGATTAGAACCTCAAGAAAAAAATCTAATTACACAAATTTTAAAATTTTTTACACAGGGTGATGTTGATATAGCTCAGGCATATAATGATTATTATATTCCTAAATTTAAACCACCTGAAATTAGAATGATGTTATCTGCTATTGCAACTTCAGAATGTAATCACGCTCATAGCTATTCACTTTTAAATGATACTATTGGATTACCTGATGGTGAGTATACAGCTTTTCAAGAGTACAAAGAAATGGCTGACAAACATGAGTATCTGTTTAAAGACAAAGGTGAAGGAGTTACAGGCCTAGCTAGAGAAATGGCGTGCTTTTCAGCATTTGGGGAAGGCTTACAACTTTTTGCTTCTTTTGCTATGCTCTTAAACTTTTCTAGATTTGGTAAAATGAAAGGCATGAGCCAAATAGTGACTTGGAGTATTAGAGATGAGAGCCATCACGTTGACTCAATGATTAAATTGTTTCATGAGTTAATAAAAGAAAATCCAAGTATCTGGACTGATGATTTTAAGGCAACTATTTATCAAACTTGCAGAGACATGGTTGATTTAGAAGATAGGTTTATTGATTTATCTTTTGAAATGGGAGGTATTAGAGGTTTAAAAGCTGAAGATGTAAAACAATATATTAGGTACATTGCAGATAGAAGACTTCTTCAACTTTCTTTAAAACCTAATTATGGAGTAAAAGAAAATCCTTTAGACTGGTTAGACTGGATATTAAATGGCGTAGAACACGCTAATTTCTTTGAAAGCAGAGCTACAGAATATAATAAAGGCACTGTGAAGGGGAATCTGTGGAACTAAAGTTCCCATTTTAGAAGGTTACATGGATAAAAAATATGATGACACAGTCTTACCGACAACAGTTACTGACTTTATTAAGTTATTAAATTCCATGTACCCTGAACGATGTGCTGATTTAGAGGATGATACAAAGTCCATCTATTTTAAAGCAGGACAAAGAGACGTTATCCGATTTATAAATATATTAAAAGGAAGGGCAGACGAGAATGTGCTTAAGTAGTTCAACACCATCCTACGCTAAAGAAGACCCTAATATAAAATATAATGACGGAAACATCTTTGACCCTAAGCCTGAATTAGAAATAAAAACAAACACAGACACTAATGACAATGACAGCGGTGACGATAAAAATAAGAAAAAAATTAATACTAATTCAGGATTAAATCTACAAACAGGCTACAACGCAAACACGGGAAACTATACAGTTTAAAGGAGGAATAAAATATGTGCATGGGCGGAGGCGGTGGCGG